GTTCAAGGGTGAAGAAGGAATAGATGTACTTCCAGTCTTTTATAAAAGACAGTACATTGAATGGCAAGATAGAGGAGCTAGTATGGGCGCACCAGTGAACATATATGAAGCTTCTGACACTTTGCCGAAATCTCAAAGAAGCAAAGACAACAAAGATAGATTAGCTAATGGTAACTATTTAGAAACTACAGCAAGTCACTTTGTAATTCTGCTTGGTAAAACTCCAACCACTGCATTGATTTCAATGAAGGCCACTCAACTCAAAGTGAGTAGAACGTGGAACTCATTAATGATGGGAATCAAAATGCAAGGCAAAAATGGATTGTTTACGCCGCCAACTTACAGCCACATTTATAGTCTAAAAGCTGTTCAAATGTCTAATGACAAGGGAACATGGTTTGGATGGGATGTATCTTTAAAAGGACCGGTCAAAGACAAATCTATTTATGAAGTAGCTAAAAGCTTTTCCGATAGAGTAAACAAAGGAGAAGTTCAAGCGAAACATGAGTCTAGCGTAGAACCCAAAAAGGAAATTAATTTATAATTTCAGAGCTTCGAGGAAGCGAGAGTGGAATCGAAAGAAAGATTAAGGGGTTCCTAGGGACCCCTTAGTCAGAGGTGGATTATGTTAGAAAAAGAAAATAAAGCGCCGATTAATTATGAAGACTGGATTGATTCTGGTAGGATAATTATCCCTTGTATGAAGGGCCTTCCTGAAGTCAAGAAATGGTCGGATCCAAAATTTAAAATATCAAAAGAAGAATGGAAAAATAAATATTCTCATTGTGAGATTGCGTTAAGATTAGATCAAGATATTGATCTAGATATTGACAATCCTTTAGCTAAAAGATTTATAAAACAATATGTTAAGGAGTGTGGAGCTATCTCTGGGAGAGGGGCTAACCCTTGGAGTCACTATTGGTGGAAAGGTAAAACACAATTTACCCAATTTAAACTACCTTCCGAATTAAAAGAATATTACAAAACTTTACCTCATGGAGCCATGATCTGTGAGTTAAGAAGTGGTAATAATAAATATACTATAGTCCCCGAATCACAGCATAGTAAAGCAAATGAAATAGTAAAATGGGAGAAATATAGTGGTATAAACGAATATACAGGCGATTTAAGAGGGGATGTAGGCAAAGTGGCCCTATCTACTGCCCTTTGTCTTTTATACGCTCCTACGGGTCAGAGAGACGATTATTGTACAGCTATGGCAGGCGTACTCATCAAACATACCAACTGGGAAATAGCGGAAATAGATGAATTTGTTTTTAATGTAGCTGTTCAGGCTAATGATGACGAAGCCAACAAAAGAATGTCTAAAGGAACAAGTGGTAAAAAAGCAAATAAAAATTTAGGCATCCCCAAACTAGCAGAGATTATTGGTTGTTCTAACAATGCTGTCTCGGAAATATTTAGTTGGGTAGGAGTCAAGCATATAGCAGGAAAAGAAATTGCTCAGGAGTCAATTGGGGACATTGTTGAATATGGGAGTGATAGATATATTATTAATGTAAATGCTCAGGTGGATGGAGAGATGGTGGAAAAAAAGATCACGGTCGATGGACCAACGCTTATGAACCAGAAAGCATTTTATGATGCAATAATTACACAAGCATCTGTGTGGGTTCCTAAAATGAAACCTTCCGACTTTGAAATTATTATGAGAAAGAAATATGAATTAAGAAAAAGATCAGCAGATTATGTAAAAGAAGCCGCAGAAGATTATAGATTTTTAAAACATTTTAAAAATTATATTACACAGGTTAAAGCTTACACTGATAAAAAAGAATTATTCGAGTATGGCTTTCCTTATTATAATACTCAAGCGCATACATTAGAATTTAAGCTAGATAAGTTCGAAGATTATTTAGAGCAAAAGAAAGCTAATTTTAAAGATAGAGTAGATCTAGTAATGAAAGCTCAAACTATTTTAAAGGCTAAAAGAACTAATGGAAAATATAAAGGAAAATCCTGCGTATCATGGAAAATAGAAGAGAAGGATATTAAACAAGAAGATTTAATTGTTGAAGGAGAATTTAAGGAGCTCACTAATGACTCCTAGATTTGTCGCAGGTCCCCCAGGCACAGGAAAAACCCATGGATTTATTGTAGATCTTTATAAAGATCTTCTCAAACAGTACTCCCCCGAAAATATAATTATACTCTCTCATACGAATGTAGCTGCTGATGAAATCAGAGACGCCATTCTTGAATTACCCCAGATGAAAGAAAGAGGATTACGTAAGAAATTTTTTAAATATAAAATATGTACGATTCATGCTTACTGTAAACATAAAGTTCCTATGAAAGAACAATTTGATAATGCAGTAGATCATGCCAATTTAATTACACTTAATAAACATTTTTTTTGCAGTGAAAAGAATCTTGATAAACATGGATTTTATAAGTATGTCAAAGCAGCCAGAGGCAAAGGCTTAACCCTAGATGAATTCTGGAGAAAATGTATTCCAAATGATTATAAACCTTACGGCAATATTGATATCCTAAAAGAATTATATAAAGTTTATACTCAATATAAAAAACAATATAACATCTGTGACTTTGAAGATCAGGTGGAAGACTTTAATCAAGTAGCAAGAGATCCTCAAATTGATGCATTAATAATAGACGAAGCTCAGGATAGTAATGTTCCTCAATTAAAAGCCATTAATAAAATGGCTCTCAATACTAAAGACGGACATTATTATATGGTAGGGGATGCCGACCAAACTATTTTTGAATTTTCAGGATCCGACGCTGATTATTTTCACAAACTTTCAGTTAATCCTTTTAAAGAATTAGAAGAAGGAAAGAGATGTAGCGTAATTGTTAATACAAAATGCAAATCAATTATTAAACCTATATGGGATAAATATGGTTATCGTAGAATATGGACCCCAGCTAAATATACAAAAAGACATGGTTATCCTGAAAAAATAGGACAAATAATCCAAGGTAATAGTTATTATCTACCTAATTTAAACGGCTGTAGTCATCTTCAAATCTTATTGGATAAAATTAGAAATACTAATGAAACATTTCTATTTACCTTTAGGGGTACTCCAAGTGATACAAAAATCCGACGCTTCTTTATAGAGAATGCCTTAGAGTTTGCGCACATCGGTAGTTCTCCCTTTGTATCTAAAAAGGAATTAAGAGCCCATCATCTCTGGCCTAATTTTATAAAAGGGGAACCAATGAGTCTTACTCAAATAAAAGAATTCTGGGAATATTTATCTAGTAAAGTTAAAATGTTTGGTAAGGGAGATGTAAAAAACTTTGAAGAGTGGATCAAACAAGACTACACTGTTGATCAACTTATTGAAAAGAAATTTTTAAAGAACGATTGTAAACAACATACAGACTTGGATCTTATTAGAAAGAAAGTTCACGAGCACGATAAAAGAATGACATATATAAAAGATATTTTAAAAAAAGGATTTGATTTTGATAAAAAAATCAGAGTTAAATATGGAAACATACATAAAATAAAAGGATTAACATTTGATAATGTTATAGTAGATCTGACCATGACTCGAAGAGAAGAGTATGATGTTCAACTAAGATTAAAATACACAGCGTACAGTAGAGCTATCTATGACTACTGGACATTAGCTTCAGAAGGAAGATGGGAGTTAGGAAGAAGATGAGTGATCCAATATATAAAAAACAGGTAGGTGGCGACCACTATAAATCTATGGTCATTCAGCCATCAGAATTTATTAACAGAAATAATATTCCATTTGCAGAAGGCAACGCAATAAAATATTTATGTAGGCACAAACAGAAAAATCAAAAAGAAGATTTATTAAAAGCAAAACATTATATTGACATGGCCATTGATAGAGACTATCCTGAAGAAGTGAAAGAAGAAATAAAAGATTTTTTAGAAGAAGCTGAAAAAGAAAAAAAAGAATTAGAAGAGTCCTACAAAGAATCAGTAAGACAAACTAATGAGCGTAAACAAAAAGAAAAAAATTCCTGGGGAATTATTACATAATGTGTGTTGTTCCTGATATTTCAGAATTAGATTTAAAAGGTATAGATACAATTGCGATCGACTTAGAAACTTATGACCCTAGCCTAAAGAAAAAAGGATCAGGTTCTATAAGAGAAGAAGGTTTTGTCTGTGGTATTGCAGTTGCAACTTCTAAACAACAATTATATTTTCCGATTGCTCATGCTATGACAAGCAATTTAAATGCAGAAGATACCTGGAAAGAATTAGATAAAAAAGTCTTTAAAAACAAGGGTTTACGCAAGGTTTTCCATAACGCGATGTACGACGTATGTTGGATTAGAATGGCCACCGGCAGTATGCCTGAAGGAGAAATTGTAGATACGATGATAGCTGCATCTGTAATTGACGAAACTCGAATGAGATATTCTTTAGATTCTTTGAGTAGAGATTATCTCCAAGATGCAAAATATAAATATGATTTACAAGACAGAGCATGGAATGAAATGGGAATTAAAGATCCAATGTCTAACATGCATAAGTTATCTTATGAATTAGTTAAAGATTATGCAATTCAAGATGTTAACTTAACACTAAGCTTATGGAATTTATTTGAAAAAAAATTAGACGAAATTATATACCCTCCGAAACAAAAAAGTCTACGGAAAATTTTTACATTAGAAACAAAATTATTTCCTTGTCTAGTTGACATGAAGTTTAAAGGGGTTAGAATAGATGTCGAAAAAGCAAAGCGTTTTGGAGAAAAACTAGAGAAACGTAGAGATAATTTAATTAACATTATTAAAAATAAAACTGGGGTATCCGTCCAGATCTGGGCTGCAGCTTCTATTAAAAAATTATTAGATCAACAAGAAATTACAGATTATAAAAAGACTCCTAAGTCTGGGATGCCACAACTTCCTAAAGATTATTTAAAGACCCATCCTAATAGATTTTTACGTATGATTGTTAAAGCAAGAGAATGTGATAAAGCTAAAAGTGCATTTGTTGAAGGCTTATTAAGCTTTGTTCATAATGGAAGAATACATGCAGACATCAATCAAATTAGATCTGATCAAGGTGGAACAGTAACTGGAAGATTTTCTATGTCTAATCCTAACTTACAACAGATTCCAGCTAAAGGATTCATTGGTAAAAAAATGCGAGAGTTATTTATTCCTGATGAGGGTTGTACCTGGGGAAGCTTTGACTACTCTCAACAAGAGCCACGTATCGTGGTGCACTACGCATTAAAATTAGAACTACCCGGCACAGAAGATTTACAAAAAGAATTTGATAATGAAGATGCAGACTTTCACCAGATCGTAGCAGACATGGCTCGCATACCACGGACCACGGCCAAGACCATCAACCTTGGATTATTTTATGGTATGGGAAAGATAAAATTACAAAAAGAATTAAATTTATCAAGAGATGAAGCCAATCAACTGTTTAAAACTTATCATAGTAAAGTTCCGTTTGTTAAACAATTATCTCAGGACTTAATAGAGTTTGCCGAAACTCATAAACTTTTATTTACGTTAGAAGATAGATTTTGTAGATTTAACAAATGGGAAACTAGAGATAGAGAATGGAATAATGAAATAAATAGATATGAACCTGTTCCTATTCTTACACTTGAAGCTGCTCAGACAGCCTACAAAGCAGAATTATTAGAAAAGGTAGCGGATGATAAACTGGATCCTAACTACATGGAGAATTTTAAGTATCATTATAAACCGGCCTTTACTTACAAGGCTTTAAACCGGTTAATACAAGGTTCAGCAGCAGATATGACTAAAAAAGCGATGGTAATGCTGTATGAAAAAGGTATACTGCCCCACATACAAATTCATGATGAATTGTGTTTATCAGTGAAAAATAATTATGAAGCTCATATAATACAGAACATCATGGAAAATGCTATCCCTCTTCTTGTTAAGAATAAAGTTTCTTATAAGAAGGGAAAAAGTTGGGGAAACATTAACGAGGAGGAACTATGGATAAACTAAAAGTTAAACTTCAACAATGGTCTTTATTATATAGAGAATATATAATTGGTTTTGTTGTTGGTCTAGTTGTTGGCGCGATCATATTCTAATGACTTATGGCTTATCTAAATGCAAACATACCTGTGACGTATGCACAGATCAGGAGAGAGTATCTCTATGATCTTAAGGAGCATTTTGGAGAAGCTGAAGATTGCGTTATATTCGGGATGGCGTCTATTACAGGACGTCCTATCCTCTTTCATGCTATTATGGAAAACGGTGCTGTGTTCTATCGTCTCCCTATTTCAGCCTTCATTCAAAGAGGATTTAATGTCAAAGAAGTACCTAGGATGCGACTTGACGAGCTGGAGCTTTGGAATTGTTTTAGTTATTATCCTGCTGTTACTTCTTTTGATCTCCTAGACGGACAATCTGGTAAATATATTGGGAAAGACAAGAAGTGGCATAAAGGTTCTTATCTTTTTACAGTTGACTGGGCTCACCCAGAGAGTAATATAGTAGATACCGATCATTCGGAAATACCACACGAACATAAGTGTGCACACATCTTAGCCCTAAAAGATGGAAATTATGCAGCACAACCTAACAATAGAATCATATGGAGTATTCCATCTTTTACTGTTAAAGATGAAGTTCCATTTGACTGGAAGGTTCAAACGACCGACTGGAACGTTGAGGATGATATGAAATGGAAAACAGAAGATACTGACAAGTTCTTCTACGATATAGAGGATAAAAATGATGATTAAAAATTTATGGAAAAAATTTCTTGGTTGGCTTTTTGCGTGGCAAAAAAAAAATGACTAAATGTAAAAAATGTAATTGTAACTGTCACTGCGACGGCGACCTTCATACTCACCATTACGATGGGGAGGTATGTACCTGTGATAATTGCGAATGTAAAAGAACTTATGAAAAAGAAAAAGATCATGGGAATGATATATCCTATGAGAATGAAGTAAAATATGATTGAAAAATTAATGACTATGCTTGTGGGAATTTTATTAGCCCTAGCCGGCTGGAGTCTATCTCGTACATTTGAACTTTCAACTATCCAAGCAGTACATGAAGATAAAGTACATAGAATTCAAGAACAAGTTTTAAAACTAGAAGATCAGGTTGATAAGATGATGGATTCAGATGAAGAAATCATGGATCAACATAAAAAATTATTTGAAGCTCTAGAAAATCAACCAACAACAGGATATAATTATAACTAATGAAAACAATATTTTTATTACTAGTATTAGTTACATTAGCC